TTGAAGAGTGTAAGCGTAAACAAGAGATACCTAATTTACTTTTTGTAGGTAATGCAGGTACTGGAAAGACCACTCTTGCTAAAGTTATCATTAACGAGATTCTAGACGCTCAATACCTGTATATTAACGCAAGCGAGAAGAACGGTATCGACGAGGTAAGAACATCTATTCTTACTTTTGCTCAAACTAAAAGCTTAGACGGTAAACTTAAAATTATTTTCTTAGATGAATTCGACAACTTTACTGATGCAGGTCAAAGGGCTCTTCGTAACGTTATGGAGGAATATGCCGGTAATACAAGATTTATTCTTACTGGTAACTACCTTCATCGTATTATTCAACCCATTCAGTCTCGTTGTCAAGTTTTCACTGATTTTACTCCTCCTATTAGGGAGTATGCTAAGCGAGTAGTATATATTCTCCAACAAGAGAACGTACAGATTGAGAGTGATCAGGTAGAACGTATCAAAGAAGTCATTCGTTATCATTATCCTGATCTACGTAGAATCATTAACTACATTCAGCGTAGTGTTATTAATAATAAGCTCTGTATAAAGGACGTTATTAATAACGAGGGATTTGCACAGGAGATCCTGGATAAAATTAAAGATAAAGAAGACTTAATGTCTATACGTAAGTTCGTTATAGAAAGCGAACAATCGTTTGGTAACGATTATCCTAAGCTACTAAAGGATCTGTTTAATGCAGTGTATAAGAGTGATTGGACTGAGAACAAAAAAAGACTTGCATTGCTGCAAGTCTCTGAAAATCTCTATCGTAGCTCTCTAGTTATGGATCAAGAGATCAACTTCTTTAGTTGTCTAATAGCTCTTAGTCAATTAGGGTAATACCTAATTTAGCGGCCGTCATATAAACCGCTCTCATTTGTAACTCTATACCTTGTAAAGAGGGGTCATCTCTAACAAGAATCTCTTCTTGTTGTTCAATATGGTCCTTATACCGTTCGACAAAATCATCGAACGGTATCTCTCTACTCAAAGCTATTTCGTTAACTTTTTTTTTAGACCTTCTGCAGTAGTTTCGATATCGTCTCTTTCCGTAGGGTTTTGAAGCACGCCACCCGCTGCTTGACCGGGTTCTAGGTCTTCTGCCATTGCTTCCCCCTGCCAGCATTCTTCTTTCATGGAACCATCTTCATTCCAGCATTCATCGATTACTGTGTTTCTTTCCTTATCCCAACATTCAGGCTTAATCATGTTCTCTTCGATTTGACTCTCATCAACGCCTTCGTAGTCAGGGTTGGTTTCTTCGTAATCTCCGTAAGGCTTTTTTGATCTTTGTATTAATGTTAAAGGTTTACCCTCTCCATTAAACTTGTACCACGCATTAGGTTGCTTCACGTGTTTACTCATTCCATAATCGACTATAAGAAGTTCTCCTGCATATACTCTACCTGGTACAAGAGGCTTGTTCCCACCAGCTAACTTTTCAGTAACTTCTCCTGTAGATACAGCCATGTTTTCTGGAAACATCATACCAAACCAGGTATCTCTATCACCATCTAATTCTTCTAATTCATCATGAGAAAGCGGGGTACCATCAGCAAATTCTGCATATGCTACATATGCATCTGAATAATCAGGATAATCTGCAGGGTCCATATCTTCAATTTCAATAGATATTGGATTTACCTTTTTGCCATTAATAATAATATCACCAGAAGCTTCTGATGTAATATCGTCATCGTGGTCTAATGCCTTAGCAGTAGCGCCTGTATCATTAATTTCATCATCTACTTCAACATTTTCAGTTAAAATCTTTTGATACGCACCTAATAGACCTTCCATTACTACAGATTCACGAATAGGAAGATCTTTAAACTTTGAAGGTTTATCATCATCATACTTGTTAGCACCTACTGAAGACTTTTTATTTTTAGTAGCTAATTCGTAATCTCCATTCTTAACCCAGTTTTGTTCGTGACCAACATGATTTTGGTCTTTAGTTTCTGCTGTATCTTTGTTAGCTTTCCACTTACCTGGTTTTTGATAAGGAGCTTCTGATGCTTCACGTTTGTTGTTCTTAGATACAGGTGGAAGATTGACACCAGTATCATGCACTTCAAGTACATCGACAGGAACTGTCATTAAGTTGCCGAAGTTACCAGGTGTCTTTTCTTCATATATATCAGCATGGGTAGCTGGAAGATTAACGTTAATACCTAATGCGCCTGCATTTGCATTAGGGGTATGTAATCTACCTACACGAATATTATAACCAGACTTAGAAGCATCTTCAAGACGCTGTCTAACAGAGTCAGTAAGAGACTTATAACCCTCAGTGGACTTATAGTCGCTCTTAACCTTAACAACATCACCTTCTAAGAATCCTGAACCTTGCTTGTAGCGATTATAGATGGTTTCGTAGAGAGTTACAAATTTTCTATTCTTCATAAATTGTATAATATTACTTATGTTTTTACACTTTGTTCCTAAGTAATTTACATGCCAAGTATTACTTTTACAGGTCTACAAAAAGTAGAATCTACAACCAAGCATAGTTTTGTAGATGTACATTTAGATTTCGATAACCCTGTAAAAAGAGATATTAGAACGGATGTAGACGAAGCTGCTATTTCTAATTCAATTATTAATCTGTTTAACACCCTTCCAGGTCAAAACTTATTAAATCCAGAATATGGTTTAAATTTAATACAATACGTATTTGCACCTGCAACTGACACTACTGCAAGATTAATAGGTAAAACAATAATGGATAACCTTACAATTTTTGAACCGCGGGTAAATGTACAAGGTATAAACATTGTTGTTAAACCTGATGAACAAACATTTATTGTAACATTAAGTATTGTGATACCAGCACTTGACAAACAAGTCGTTATACCTGGTTCTCTTTCTAAAACAGGATTTACATTATTAACATAACATGACCACCGCAACAGACAATACCGATCTTAATATTACAACTAATGAGTATGTTGCGTTTGACGCTCTTTCTTTACGTAATTTTATAACCACTCGTTTAAATCAGTCAGGTATTTTTACTGATCAAAACTATGAAGGTTCTAACATTACTGCAATAAACAATATTATTGCATATTCATTTCATACTTTAATGTATTATTTGAACCAAACATCTACTGAAACGATGTTCAGTGAGGCTCAACTATACGAAAATATGAACCGTATAGTAAAGGTTCTTAATTATTCCCCTATTGGTAATCAGACATCAACTTTAACATTTTTAGCTTCTGCGTCTGAAAACCTTGCAGCAGGAACCTACACCATACCGCGTTATTCGTTTATAAGAGTTGGCGGTGCGTCTTTTTCTTTCAACACGGATATTACATTCACTAAGACTGCAAGCGGTACACAATATTTAAATGATATTAGTAATCAATATCTTCTTTATCAAGGCAGCTATATTGAATACCCTCTTTACGTTGCAAGAGGGGAAGCAAATGAAATTATATTCTTAATACCAGGGGAGAATGTTCTTATAGATCATTTTAACATCGATGTGTACGTTAAATCTATATCTACCAATGTATGGAAAAAATGGACCCGTACAGAGTCTTTATATCTCGAAAACGCTACAGCTGAAAAATTTGAAATAAGATTAAATCAAAATAAGAACTATGAAATTAAATTTGGAGATGATATTAACGGCCTACAGTTACAAGCCGGAGATACGGTAGCTATTTACTATTTACAATCTATAGGCACCGCTGGTCAAGTAGGAGCCAATACATTAGTAGGTCAGCAAGCTGCGTTATATATAACATCTCAATGGAGTCAGATTAAGCCTGATGTTACAAGCGCAGATTTAAATTTACTTACCGATATTAATATTATCGATTTAAGCTGGGCAAATAATAACATTTCTACTACCTTCACCGAAGCTGAAACTGTAGACAGTATTCGTAAAAACGCTCCTGCTTCGTTTAAGTCTCAATATAGAGTAGTTACTCCTTCTGATTACGAATCGTTTATTGAAGCAACTTTTGCAAACATTATTAACGACGTAAAAGTGTTAAATAATAACGAATACGTTAATCAGCATTTAAAGTATTTATATGATATTGGTTTAACCAACCCGGGTCAAGATTATAGAGTGCTTTTCAATCAAATGGCGTTCGCAGATGCATGTAATTTTAATAATGTTTATGTATATGCAATGCCGAAAGCTACAAAACTTATTACTAATAGTTATGTAAACTATTTAACCCCAGCTCAAAAGACTCTTATTATTTCAGCATTTGCAGAAAGAAAAACATTAACATCAGAAGTTATTGTTATGGACCCAGTTTATAAAGCTGTTACCGTTGGTACAAGTAACGGCACTAGCGCTCTTACCACAAATGACATTACCTCTTCAAGATTGGTAATTACTTTAGATCGTAATACTAAAACTACCGCTTCTGTTATTAAAGATAATGTTAAAGCTATTTTTGAAAAATATTTTAACCCAAGTATTATAACATTAGGCTATACAGTTAATACTACAGATATTACAAATGAAATTATAGCTATTAACGGAGTAAAGAGTGTCGCTACAATTAACAATAACGAAACTGTAAACGGTGTTTCATTTATTGTATATAACCCTTCTTATCCAGCAAACGATATTACTACCACAACTAAAACCTTTACTGTAGGTAATTTTCAAACAGTTTATCTAGATAACATTACTGACTTGTTAGCTAGAACAATTGTACAAGTTGAAGTATCACAAGATACTGCAATTCTAAACTTCTAATATGTCTGTACCGCTATCAGCATTT